AATTCAAAGACCTTGATGTCGCAAAGACTCAAAAAATGGCAGAGAGAACTGCTAAGAAATTAACTGAAAAAAACAAGAAGATTGTTATGCATATGGCAAAAGAGTTTGAAATGAAACAAGCTGCTCTTGCTCAAGCACATGCCTTCACTGGTAAAACTGGCAAGTTAGATATGAATAGACTTGCTAAGTATCAAATCGTTGATGATGTTTTCAAAAGAATGACATATCTTCCAGACGGAAAGAATCATGGTGTTCAAGTTCTACTTGACTGGTCTGGTTCTATCTGTAATGAAGTTATGGACTTACTAGAGCAGTCATTAATACTTGCAATGTTCTGTAAAAAGGTTGATATACCTTTCAGAGTATACTTGTTCTCAGACCAAATCATGCACAATTCAAGATACGGTTGGGACAGAGACGAAGGAAATATCAGACTTGTAGAACTATTCTCTAACGAAATGAAATCAAAAGAATACCTAGATGCATTGACAATACTAGGTGGTCTTTACAATGAATTCTTATGTCAAGACTTAGGAAGTTATCATCAGAGAAGTTTCGAAAAGAAGGTTGAATCTTACAATGAGTGGTTTCAAGGTGTTGACTTTGTTGACCCATATGGTTATTACTGGAACACAAGATACACTCACCCAAATGGGTATGGTTTAGGTGGTACTCCTCTTGACCAATGTTTAGTTGGCATGAGAAAATTAATTCCAGAGTTCAACACTGCATACGGAATTGAGAAGTCAATTCTAACGATTGTCACCGATGGTTATAGTCATAGAGCAGATGTTCTTTATCCTGATGCAGAAGAAGAGAATCAAATTCAAGAACAATTGGGTGAAGACATGGACAAATGGATGACTCAAAGAAAAAGACAACTCGTTGACCCATATTCTGGAAAAGTTTATGCCTATGAAAATGACAGATACGGAAGAAGTGACTTCGAAAAAACTACCAATCTTTTAGAATGGTTGAAAGCAGAAACAGGAGTCATAACAACTGGCTACTTTGTTTGTGGCAGAAAACAAGACTTCATGAATCTTATGAGTCAAATAGGAGAACATATGGACTATTCAGATAATTCTGCTTGGTTACAAACTAGAAAAACTGGTACTGTTTGGGAAACTAAAGGGTACGGAAAACTATTCACAACTGGTGCAACTACTTTAGTTGTGTCTGGTGAAGACGAACTTGATGGAGAGTTAGTGGGTGCTAAGAAAGGAAGATTGACAACTGCTTTCAAGAAGAATCAAAAGTCTAAAACAACATCAAGATTTCTAACAAATGAATTCATAAAGGAGATAGCATAATGAAAACAAGAGACCCATTACAAGTAGACCAGGCATATTACCACAACTTCGATAGTTCATATTCAAAGTTTGCAGATGCAGTCATGGATGTAGGACCAAGTCCTTGCGTTCAGTTTGATTGCCCTAGAATTAAACAATGTGCCGAAGAAAAAGTCGAATGCAAAGCATTCAGATTTTGGGTTAACAACGGAGAAATGGAAACATACTCTAAAAAAGTAAAAGGTATGATATCAATTGAAAAAGACTTAGAGAGGATTCTAAGAATATGCGAGTAGGCGGTTGCCAATGCGTATCACTTTTTGATACCATATCCAAATGATGAGAAATAATAACAAAGAAAAGGAGACTATATGAGTTATTCAACTATGACGGAATCTGTATCAGTAAATGGTAAAGATTTCAGAATGAGTCCTGACAGACAAGAGTTTGTCGCGACTTTACAATCGGTCTATCCAGACCAAACTTCATTTTCTAAAGAAGATTTAGAGAATGTTGGTGCTGTCCCATATTGGGTCAAATCAACCAAATATCCATTCAGAAATTCTGATGCATCGATATTTGATTTATCTGCATTAATGACCAATGTCATTCCAATGCCAGTGAAACCACAACCTGTTATGCCAATGGCATCTATGCCTGTTGGCAATATGCCAGTTGCGGCTCAAACAGAGTCGGTTAATATACTCGAAGACAATGTCAAAATTGTTCCAGAGAAAATGACCAATTATGTTCCTTTCGGACATTTCAAAGATGTCAAGAACATAATCAAATCTGGAATATTCTTTCCAGTGTTTGTGACTGGTCTTTCAGGTAATGGTAAAACATTAATGATTGAACAAGTTTGTGCCTCTTTAAAGAGGGAACTTTTCAGAGTCAATGTGACTATTGAAACTGATGAAGATGATTTAATGGGTGGTCACACACTTGTTAATGGCAACATTTCTTTCAGAGAAGGTCCTGTTATCAAGGCAATGAGAAAAGGTTCTGTACTTCTATTAGACGAAGTCGACCTTGGTTCAAACAAGTTGATGTGTTTACAATCAGTTCTTGAAGGTAAAGGATATCTAATCAAAAAAACTGGAGAGTGGGTGACACCTAAACCAGGTTTCACAATTCTTGCAACTGCAAATACTAAAGGTCAAGGTTCAGAAGATGGCAAGTTCATAGGGACTCAAATCATGAATGAGGCAATGTTAGAAAGATTTGCGATTACAATGCAACAAGAATATCCTCCAGTATCTATTGAGAAGAAAATTCTTGAAAAAGAAATGGCACTAACTGGTGCAGTTGATTCAGAGTTCACTACCAAGTTGGTAGATTGGGCAGACATTATCAGAAAAACTTTCTATGAAGGTGCTATCGATGATGTGATTACTACAAGAAGACTTGTTCACATTGTCAATGCATTCAGAATGTTTGATGATAGAATGAAGTCTATTGAAATGTGTATTTCAAGGTTTGACGAAGAGACTAGAATGTCTATCTTAGACCTTTACACTAAAGTTGATGAGGGTGTTTCTCTAACTGAGGAAAACCCTATTGACGAAACAGAGACTTCAGAGTATAATGATTAATATGTTTGGTAAAAAGACTACAATCGACTACAAATATAATGAGGACAAGTCCCTAACGGAACTTGCCTCTTATATCGATAAGACTTATGACCAACATTACTCTCTTAACAAATACCAATCTACTGAATTTATTATAGATTCAGGACATGGTGAGGGTTTCTGTATTGGGAATATTATGAAATATGCCCAAAGATACGGCAAAAAAGGTGGGAAGAATAGAGCAGACCTCTTAAAGGTTTTACATTATGCTTTGTTTATGCTACATGTTCACGATAAAGCAAATAAGGAGGCTATCAAGTGATGAAAATAAGTAATGATACGAGGGATGTTCTAAAGAATTTCTCGACAATAAATTCTGGTATTAAAGTTACCAGTGGAAAAAAACTGCAGACAATTTCAAATATGAAAAACATTCTGGCAGTTGCAACAGTAGAAGAAGAATTCCCACAGGATTTCTCAATCTATAATCTACCTGAATTCTTAGGTGCAACTTCTCTTTTAGATGATGCAGACTTTCAATTCGGTGATGCAAGTGTGACAATCTCAGATACAAATTCTGCATTGGCATACTTTTATGCAAGTGAAGGAATGGTGACATCACCAGAGAAGATGATAACAATGCCAGATGCGGAAGTATCTTTCGATGTTTCATCATCACTTCTAAACGATTTAAACAAGGCAGCTAGTGTTCTAGGTGTGAATGATTTGATTCTTAAATCAGACGGAACTACCATGACATTGGAAGTGACTGATAAAAAGAATGCAACATCTAATTCATTCAGTAGAACTGTAGGCACAGGAGACGGAACACCGTTTACTTTCAATTTCAAGATTGATAATCTGAAAGTATTAGAAGGAAACTATGCAGTTTCAGTATCTTCTAAAGGTATTTCTTACTTCAATAACAAAGATATAGAGTTAGAATACTTTATTGCACTTGAACCTGATTCAAAATATGGTCAATAGACATATATATAATAGTGTGAATAGGGTTATAGTCTCAGCTCTATACTCGGGATGTAAGAAATCTCATCAATCTTCAAGGGTTCTTACAACAGTTAATTCGGAGGGGTTTTAACATCTAATTATGAATCAAGAATTTTTATTTGTAGAAAAATATCGTCCTCAAAATATTGAGGACACGATTCTTCCTGAATCAATCAAATCTACTTTCAGAGAGTTTGTTAAACAAGAACAAATACCAAATCTTATGTTATGTGGTTCTGCAGGTTGTGGTAAAACAACCATTGCAAAAGCATTATGTAATGAACTTGGTGCAGACTTCATTGTTATAAACGGTTCAGACGAAGGCAGATTGATTGATACACTCAGGACTAAAATCAAAAACTTTGCATCAACAGTATCACTTTCAGGTGGACCTAAAGTCGTGATACTAGATGAGGCAGATTACATATCTGCTGATTCAGTGCAACCTGCATTGAGAAACTTTATAGAAGAGTTCTCATCTAATTGCAGATTTATCTTTACTTGTAATTACAAGAATAGAATTATTCCACCTCTACACTCACGAACAACAGTAATTGATTTCTTAATCAAACCTTCAGACAAACCAATCCTTGCACAACAAATGATGAAAAGATGCAATGAGATTTGTGATGCAGAGGGTATTCAAGCAGATAATAAAGTCCTTGCAGAACTTATTATGAA